GCTTGCCGCTGACGACTACCCCTTGAACAACGGGCTGAACTAGCCTTACTGGCGTTCCTGTCTTAAATGTGATCATGCTCATCTTCATCCTTTCCGTTGCCGCGTACAAGATAGAAGCCTGTAAACATCTGGGTTAAGGTGTTTCCAGGTCCTCGATGGCCGGGTTATCTCCTATGACTCGGAATTCCGCTCGTAGCCTAGGACTCTCCGTGGCCGCTGATAACTCGGCAAGAGTACCAGTAGTGTCCAGAAGAATAGCTTGCTGCCCGTACCGGGTAGACTGAAGTCCTTGCTTGTAGATGTTGTGATAGCGCTCCCTAGCCTCTCCGATCTCTTGGGTAGCTAGGGTACCATCAGTGTACATGATGGAGGCGAAATGAGCCGCAAGGTAGAGCTCGATCTGCTTGAGCAGAGGATCTGATAACCCCTTACCAAGAAGACGGTCGTCGACGAGGATATGGGCAGTATCTATGCCCATCTGGGTATCATAGTTGATATCCCCGAGGGCCTTACGGACCTCCTCGTCAATAACTCTCGCAGCCATTTCGCCTCCTTAAGGTTGGCGGCTAACCGACTAGCCGACTCCTGTCACTTCGGCTTCTGTGAGTCCTTTGGAGGAACCAAGCCAGTACCAGAGCTAGCTCTCTTCGAGATGGAGGGGCGAGCTACCGCCGCAACTGCCCCGACTGCTGGGACAGGACCAGTACCAGGAATGGTACCAGCTTCCTTCTCGGCCTTCGCCCGGACTGCTGCCGTCAGCTCGTCGGAGCCGGCGACAACTTCGCCCTTTTCGAGAGCCTGAGCCCTTGCTGACTCTTCTCGCTCCAGCCGATCGGCCTCCTCGGCGTCCAGACGTTCCTGCTCGTCCTTAGCTGCCTGAGCGTCCGCTTCTGCCTTCGCTTTGGCTCGCTCAACCGCACGAGCATCGACGTCCTCGTTTACGGCCTCGAGACGACCAGGGAACTTAGGAGTCCCATCGGGATGCAGAGCCTCCTCGTCAGTAAGGTCGATTGTCTGTCCTGCGAGGGCTCGTACGACCTGATCGCCCCGTTGGACAGTGTGCTTTCCGTTCATCACGCGATACAACATGAAAATCTCCTTTCGGTATGGTGGCTACTCTACTTGCCTCTACTCGCCTATCGCCGCTAAACAGATAGCCGACGTATTAGCTGTAGTGTACGATCCCGCACTGTCCGGAGGCGTCCGACTTGATCCTGGGGATCATGATCGCGATCACCTTGAAGTGCAGCAGCATACCGCCGTGGGTCTCCCACATTACGGTCGTGGGCTGGATACCGTCCAGCATTTCGACCACGTCGCTGGTGAACTGGACTAGCAAGATCTGCGAGGCAGACAGCCTGGTTGTCGGCTTTACTCCGGTTATCTGTGGGATCTCGAGGATACGAGTCAGGATAGCCTTGTCGCTGGCTGTCTTCAGATCCTTGAGCAACTGGATGTACACCGCAACGGGTACATACAGGCGGAAAGGCCCGTACATATTGTCGGTGTTCATATCGCCGATCATCCGAAGGATGTCCCCGACGATCTGATCGCCTGTGGTACCAACCAGGGCCCACGATGCGGTCACCGAGCCGGTATTGCGTGCGGTGAAGTTGGTATACCCCTGGATCGGGCCACCGCCGCCGGCCGTGATTACGGTGCCGTTGAAGAGGATGTCCTCCAACGTGTCCGTCACCCGACGAGTAGCGACTGCTGCCGTCGAAGTGTCGAGAGGCATTCCCATACGCCGGCTGGACTCGAGATTCCGGAGGCTGATCATGAACTCTTTGTGCACAATCGGCAGTGGGATGTTCACTTGACCGAACAGCAAGCGATCGCGCTCACCCTCAGTCAGACCCGACATGTCGACCTGTGCGGGACTGAGGTCGCCCTGCGTCTCGTGCTGGATGACCGTTACGCCCATCGCGTTCGGGATGGGTACTCGAAGGCCTGCGCCCATCAGGTCGGCAACGCCAACCAGATTGGCTCGGGCAACCTCAACTACGGTACGGTCGAATAGCAACCACTCTTCCTTGCGAAGCACGTCGTTGGTTCTGAGGGCATTGATGTTCATGCCGTTTTGGATAAGGCGTTGAGCAACGGAGCCAAATCCTGTGGTGGCTCCATTTGCGCCCAGCACCAGCTGATCGACTCCTTGCTGAATCGCAGTACGTTCCATAACACTTCCTTTCGTTCGTTGTTTGCGAGCGTGCGAGTATGCTGAGCGCGCTTACTATGCTACTAAATGGTCGCGACCGAGTACTGAGTCGGCCGTTCGTTAGCCGGTTATACGACTTCGACCCGGATCCGGGCTGGAGAGCCTCCGGCAGAGTTGTCGAGAGCTTCTAGCGCCCTGGCGACTACTCTACGAAGGTTACCCACAGTTACCGCGCCCGCAGTGACCTTCTTCAGCGTACCATCGCCGTTGGAGACGAGTTCGTCGCCGATGACGATCGCGAGGGCAGACGCCGGGACAAGAGCGTAGACTTCAGAGCCTCGCCCTTCGCATGCGATCTGGACACGCTCGCCGGTGACGTATGCACGATTCAGATCCTTACCGACGAAGTCCTGCTCCATTGCGAACCAGGGATAAGCGTTGAGCTCAGCTCCGGCATGAACGACGACACCGTTGGTGGTATTCAGATTGACCAGATGGCCTGGGGTAATTGCGCCCGCCGCATTGCGCTCCTTTACGACTAGCTCTCCGCGGAGGTGAATGGTGCTGGGAGTCAGAGTTGCCATATTCGTTCCTTCCTTTCAGGTTGTTAGCTGTGATTGGGACTGGGCAGTTAAGTAAAAGCTATGTCGACTGAGTGACTACTTAGGCCGCTTGCTACAGCCTGAAGATTAGTGCTTGCCGGCAGCTGCTGGCATCTCGACTCGGCCGTCCTTGATAGGGAAGACCTGTTCTGCTGCAACGAACCCAGGATCCTTGTCTCCGTTTGCATTCGGAGCCGGAGGAGCCCCGGCGGCGCCGGAGAAGTCGATCTGGGGCGCGGTTCCTGGGGCCAGCTTCTTGGCCATCGACTCCAGGGCCGAGATGGACATCGCCTGGTGTTGGGCCGTATCCAGCCCAGTTTTGCCTTCCAGGGCTTTGACGAGAGCTTCCTTGCGATCCTTCTGATCCTTCAGGAGAGCCTCAAGCTGCTTCTTGGTTGCTTCGTCGGCGTGCTCTGCGAGCGCTTCCAGTGAGGTGGCCTTCACGGGAGCAACAGCAGGAATCGATGCTGGGGTTGCAACCCCGACACCAGGCAGAGCAGTTCCGGATGCGACGACTGGAGGTGCTGTCACGGCACCGGCAATACGTGCAGCCTCGGCGATTTGTTCAGGGGTTTGAGCGGGGGTCATGGTTTCGTTTCCTTTCGGTGGTTGTTCCGGAGGTCCGGAGTCGTTGATAGCAACTACCAGTGGTACGTACTGCGTTTCGGGTCGAACCTCGCCTGACTCCGCCCCGAGGGTAACTGCACCGCCTTCGGCTACGGAGTATGGACGACTGTACGTATGCCAGCTGTAGTCCGCCGTATTCAGGCATGCGTATATTACTTTGTCCGAGAAGATCGCCAGGATGTAGAAAGGCTCTCCCTCTTCAGCCTGCGATAGCGCCGCTTCGAGCGCGGTGGCCTTATCTTTGTCGGAAAGTTCCTGGGTCTTTAATCCGATAGAAATCAGGAAATTTGACAGGATTTTGGTCATATTTGCGACTACAAGTACCTCTTTTGTGGCGTTTTGTGCTGGATTCGCGCCTTTTGGGTCTGTAGCTCCACACTCGCAGGAACCAGAACCAGACGCGCACTGTTTTGGGGGAACTGCAGAGTCGTTACGAGGTCCCTTCGGCTGAGAAAGCCCTTTTGGCGGCTGCATGGAGTATATCCTTTCTTGGTTGGCTCTAGGAGCACCACACCCGTCCTGGATCGAACAGGCGCCAACATGCCCTTTGGGGAGAACTGCGAGATGATCCGGTACGATGTTTCGCCAGATTGTATCGTATTCCTTACCGTTGAAGACACCCTTCGAGGACTCTTCCTGAGCGTATAGCCCAGTGGATACTTCCAGACTGTCTCCGGCGTCGAGAGCGTCAAATACCTCCGTAGGAGTTCGCTCGGTGTCGAGCCAGAGATCTGTTTTGAGTTTGGTCGAGTTCTTGACCATTGTTCCGAATAGCTGCCCTATAACCTGACCCTCCCAGATATCGGGAGAGTTAGCTGAGACGGGCTCGCCATCGACCTTCGGATGATCGAACATGATCGGGCGACCATTCCAGCCCTGAGGAGCCTTTCCGAACTCCTCGGCCAGAGCAAGTGCTGGATGGTCAGAGTTTGAGGAGTGCAGTACCCCCTCTACCAGAATAACAGAAGGGACCACAAGATGGTCACGACCGTTATACTTCTTAGTCTCCAAGGCATCATCGTTCGCCCTGATCGCCTGAATGTGGACGGTCAAGTGGTTCAAGCCTGGCGGACTACGTGTTCTTGCAGCTGTCATCGTAAAGACCTTACTAGACCCTCTTCGACTATTATAAAATAATGTCTAGGCCCTTTCAACAGGAACTTAGTGGTCAAATGATGGTCACCTCTCCATTAGTTATATAGCCGTGCCAATTGCATCCTCCTTTTAGAAGGATAGATGGTGTAGTGGTTAGGTCCCCGTAGCCCGTACCACTTACAGGCCAGCGAACCCCGTTGTTGATACTCGGGGGGACATTGCGTCCTTCGAAGTAGACGTGAACAGAGTGCGTACCGACTGGCCCTTTATTGGCCTCGAAGCACTTCGGGCAGAGGAAGCTAACTAGGTCAGCCTCACTGAGGGAGTCTACATGGTGGTACTCATCTACTTCGAAACCGCCCCACTGCGTAGTACCATCAGGGAGAGTCCTTCCATGTCCCTCACCCGCAATCCCCTTAACACATTTTAGGAACTGAGGGTCCAAGTCGGTTAGCTTCATACGTAGTTTGCTCCTATTCTGCAGAGAAGCCCCGCACCGATGAGCTGATGCGGAGCCTATTTACTCAACCCACACTACTGGGCTGCCGACTTAGACGTCGCCCTTATCTTCCTTTGGGGTAGCCCCGGTAACGCTTGCATAGATGTTGCTGGTTTGCCCCTTGGGGTCATTGTGACCGCTGATGGTTCCGGAGATTTCCGAGCCGACAACAGCATCGATTAAGGCTAGGACTAAGGACTTCTGTTCCTCAGTCTGATAGCCATTCTCGATGTTGGTGTCTGACTGCTTCTCGGCCTCTTCCTTAGCAGCCGCCTTCTTACCCATTAACGTAACACTCCAACTCATGTGCTTCTCCTTTCCTTTTCTAGCAGGGTTTATGTCGCAGGAACGTTCCTTCGAAAACTCCCATGCCGCTTAAAGCCCAGAGCACCATGAGAACAACGAAGATGACTAGCAGGACGATATTTGTCCTGGTTGTAATTGGTGACGGCTGGAAACTAACATAGCCGAGAATTGCCAGCAGTACGAAGAGGAACCAGTTCATGTAAACTCCTTCTCAACGATTGATGGATGGGCCGACTGACGGACGGACGGACTTGATTCGGCGCCCTTAACGGCGTCTGAACTCCTGTTAGCGCCTCCGCGGAGCGAGCACGAGCACGAAAAGGTTACAGAACTGGGGGATCGTCCTTGGAATCACCGTCCTCCCACTGGCTCTGGCCTTTGGGAGGCTGACCTTGGACATTGCCGGTCTTCTCGGTGGTGGCCGCTTTACCAGATCCCTTGCCTCCTGCTGGAGCCCCACCTCCAAAAGCCGAGACCGGTGGGATGTAGGCATCAGGCATGGTTTCTCCTGCAGGAGGCTTATCGTCTAGCTTGAAGCGGCGGCGAACCTCTTCGTCTGTGATGATCGGGTTCCCGAACTGGTTTCTCCTCGAGAAGTTTACCAGAGCACGCGCCTCGGAGTTTAGGGCATTGGACTCCTCCAAGGGGGACATATGAAATATCTCTGGCCACTTAAAGACGCTATCTGGAGTACCCAACCCCATTTTTGCAACGGTGTCCTTGGAGAAGTATCCTAGATCCTCCAACTTCTGGCAGATTGGTCGGAGCACATAAGGCTCGCCGAATACCTTTACTCTCCGCTCCATGAAGTCTGCCCAGTTGGCACGATCTTGTTCTGAGGCCAACTGCCCTGCTTCGGCTCCCATTAATATCCTCTGGGGGATATTTGTGGTCCCGGAAATGATGGAGATCAACACGTTGAACACCCCCGACGGATCGGCAACGTCGGACCCTAGAGTATTGATCTTTACTCCCCTCGTTCGGATCCATCTCCTCAGTTGGTGTTGGTACTCCTCGATCTCATCGCTTAAGGCATCAGCATCGGCCGCACTGAGTTGCATGTCCTTATCCACATCGGCTTGCATGCCCCTGTTCGATGTCAGCCAGAACGTTTCTGCCGATCCACCACTGACCTTTAAGAGGTCATCCAGAACATTGTAGATCTGAGCCAGGCGGGGCTCGCCGAACATTAGGCCCTCGAGGGGACGATCGACGATGTGGATTACTCTGGAGTAATGGACCTGAATAGTCTTGGCCTGTAGAGGCTGAGGACCTGTCTTTACTTCGTACATCACAGGCTGGCCATATCGAGGGTTACTGGTATTCTCCTCATAAGCCTTAACTGATACGTTCTGCCCTCCATAGGCTTGGAGATACAGCATGTCCTCTAAGGCCGAGATCTTCGGGGCGGGGCCGCGTTGGTCTCCAGCGAGGCCAAGCCACAGAATGGAGAAGGGCCCAAATGCACACAGCTTGTCTGCTTGAATGATTCGCTGCCACAGAACCATCTTTGCGACGAACTCGTCCCATTTTGCCTTTACTCCGTGCGATGGTTTCATCTCCGGAGGGGTCGCCCACATCTCCTCTGGAGGCATGTTCACTATTCGACTAGTGATGTCCTGCCGTTGGTATTTCCCCAACAACATTTCGGCGGAGAGCTGTTTGGGGTACCCGAAGACGTTGTATAGGTCCCTTGCGCCTTTGAACGTTATACCAATGAGCTGCGAAATCCAGTTTCGGCTCATGAGCGCAGAGGCCATCGTCTTCAAGCTAGGCTTCGGTGCTATCTGTTCTGCGTTTAACATATTGCAGCTCCTTAGTTGTTTCGGCGATCATGGGCGCCAGACTCTAAACGGAATGCACGCACGCATGCATGCATGCACGCTAGACTCGGCGACCGAATACACAACCTGTTACAAGTTTGTGGGGTCCTGCTGATCCCCGAATTACAACGCCCATGTTCTCGTCTCTGTCCAAATTCCTGCCCCAAGTTGGTACAAGAATATTCGTCTGGTGCAGATGGTTGAATCCCTGGGCTACCGAGTCAACTGTGTCGTCATGTGCTCCATTTGGGAACTTTCTCAGCTCCTCCTTATGTACATCATTCCAGGCTGCTCTAAGGAGGGAGCAACGACCGTTAGTGACGGCGGCGATGTACGGCTGTGCACGAACCCACTTGTTGTTGCCACCAGGAGGTTGGATCGTGACGTTAAAGCCTCTCAGTACGTTTGTGGCAATGTGAGCTGCTGCGATCTTGCCACTTGAGCCAGGCTCCTGCTCGATTACGATTGGGACGCCTGTGCCATCTGCTTCGGCCGTAGACCTCATGAGCAGCTCTAGTTGGGCAGGACCAAGTTGCTCGCGCACCATCGAATGAATGCACGTAGTCGCTATACTACTTCCTGGCCGGGCATTTGTCCCTACAAGGGATCCTACAGACCAGTCGCCACCATCTTTGGTAGCACCAGTATCCCAACTCCTCACCCATCTCCATAGGACAGGCTGGTCGATCTGGTCGACGATCCTAAACTGTTCAACATCTGCCTTGACTTGGGCGATCTCTTTTGGATCTTGTTGGTACATCGCCTGAAACATGTACTCTCCGATTACTCGGCGAATTTGTTCCAGTTTTGCCTTCGGGTATCGTTTCGGCCAAAGAGCCTCTCCTGGGGCTCTGTTGAGAACGTCGTTCGCCTGTGCTAGGGCAGGGAAGCTTATGACGATCCACATATGCTCTTTGTCTTGCTCCTTCAACCAACCGATGAGGTCGTTTAGTACCCATCTCGTTGCAAGAATCACGCAGGAGCCACCAGGTTCTAGTCTTGTATAGGCAGTCGTAGCAAACCAGTTCTGGATTGACTTTAGGACGAGATCGCTAGAGGCCTCAGCCCAGTTCTTGATGTAGTCATCTACCAACAGAAGGTGAGCTCCTCTACCAGTGATCGGGCCACCGATACCAATAGAGTTCATGCCTCCACCCTCGGTTGTTTGGAAGAGGTCTGTTCTCTGAACGTCGTCCCTAACCCTCGTCTTCAGGAAGCCTGTTTGGTCAAGGAGGAAGTTGTCACGAACTCGACGCCCGAACCCTGTTGCAAGATCCGCGGCGTATGTCGTCAACATCACATTGCCCCAAGGGAACTTCTCCAAGAACCAAGTTGACGTGTGGACGCTACAGAGCTCCGACTTGCCATGTCTCGGGGGCATCTCTACGATGATCCTCGCATCTCCTAGAGTGATCTCGTGAGCAAGGATACTGCTGACGTACAGCAGATGCTCTGCGGGGTTCCATTTACCTCCAGTACGATAGTGGGCCAGAGTAGCAGGAGTCATCTTGATGAGCTCTTGGAATTCTTGTGACCTGGGGTCCAGAGCGGCCTGAAGATCCTGCTGGAACTCTATATCAGGAGGCAGCTCTCTCTCCAGTCCCACTAACGGCGGCGTGAAGACGGAGTCATCCATAATCGCGGCTGTATCCATCACTCGTGGGCTCCGGGAGCACCAGAGAAGTCATATGGCTCTAGAGACTCACTGTCGAGGATCTCCTGAGTTCTAGACCTCGGACCCCTTCCCTTAAACCTTCTCCCCTCAGTACCTTCAAGAGGGTCGTAGTTCTGGTGGGAGGCCTTAGTTACACGGATAATCAGCTCCTGCAGCCCTGTAGTAGCGTCTTTATCCCCTAGGGCCTTGTCAACAACATCTTGGCCTCCAAGGAGAGAGCCATTCTGGTCGAAAAGGTTGCCGTCTGTTTGAGCAGCTTTTCGGCCTAGAGTACGCATGATCATCTCGAAGCTGGTCTCCTCTGGTACATCCTTGGGAGCTAGGGGACCACTTGCAGGAAGTCCAGTTGAGATCCTTTGGATGCTTACCAACTTCACGAGCATATCCAAGGCAACCTTCGGATCCATATCCTTGAAGAAGTTCGGAGCGTCCAGCACTTCGGACTTGAGCTTTGACAGCAAAGACTCGGCCATTACGTAGTGAGAGTCCTCGCTCGTACTCTGGCGGCGCAGCTTCCTATGTCGATAGGCAGCATCCTGATACAGATCGAAAGCCCTCGCTCTCGCCTTCCAGTTGTAGAGGATAGAGAACTCCGTCAAGATACTGCTGAGCCTTGACGGAGTGATTGTGGGGATATCAGCCCTGGCTCCTGGGGCTTCAGCGATCAAGGGCGCAGGTGCAGTGTTGCCGTTCGATGCCTTCGGGCCACCTCCATTTCTAGGAACGTACTGAATAGACTTGCCTTGGGTTTTGGTTTGGGTCTGGGTTTTGGTTTGTACATTCGAGTTCTCCTCCTGAGGGTACACTTGAGCTGCAAGACGTAGTAGCTCCTCGTTCTCTGACAGACTTCCTAGAGCCCTTGGAGCGGATTGCCCCATCTCGAGGTAGATCTGGAACGCCCCGTAAGCGAATCCAGGCTCGAAGTCCAGCTTGTACCACCATGGGCGTCCGTCTTGGAGAGTAGGGTAACCATGCTCGAAAGACAAGTCCTGATATGCGAGTTGTAGGCCCCTGACCTCTTCTTCGATCGTTGAAGAGGGGGGTGGGAGGAGGTCGATGCGGTAAAAGCCAACAGGAATCCCCTCGCCGGTCTGTGGGAGACGTTGAAGGGCCCTTTGCATCAGTTGTAGCCTATAACTCTGCTGGGCCGTGCCTGGGGTCCTTACTTCGGTAGGTAGAGAGTCCATAACCATATTATAACTTGGATCGACTTTCGGGGCAACCTATATTTGATGGTCAATTGATGGTAGAGTTTTTCCTAGATTTGTTTGGATTTGGCTGGGTTTGGACAGTATGCCGCTGGTTTTAGGAAAAATTTCCTATTGGCGGAGATCCTGCTGACAATAAATTAACGTTTTTACGAATACGTCGAAATAAATTTGTTGATACTTTAATTATAATAAATTATAATAATAATGTAGTAAATGAAGTAGTAAATAAGTAACAATTATGTTACTTA